GATAATTTCATCAACTGCTTGTGCAATTTCTGGTTGTTGTGCCAGACTTCTGTATTTTGTAACCAATTCCGATTCTGTCTTGGCAGAACCTTCCATATCTAATAGGGTGCTGTAAAAGCCCCCCATTGCATTACCAACGGTAATAGCACCGTCATCATTAGACGGTTCAGCAAATGAGGACGGTACGAAACCATCCTCATCGCTGTCTCTTTTGATATCGAATCCAAATATCTTCATATCATCACTTTCTCATTTTAAATTTATGTAGTCGGTACGCCAGTATTACCTTCAACACGCCATAGGTCGTATTGGAATGTAATACCAAACTCTTCAATTGCATCAGTCTGCGACCAATCCATTTGAATTCCATCGATACCGATGGGGAACATCCCCTCAAATATATATGTTCTCAGAATTGACCCATCTTTACTAAACTGGGTAATCTGACCTGTCGATTTATAGTCTTGTGGCAAGGCTCTTGAGTTAGAGTCATGCGAGTTGATTGCGTTAGACCAAGCTTCCATTGCGTTACGGATAGCAAAGTCTTCGTCGTTGATTACGGTTACCGACCAATCTGCAAATGTCCTATCACCTGCATACTTGATCTGACGACCAAAGTATGGAACCGTAAATTGCCCCAGAGTGGATTCTGGAATTCCTGCCGCACGTATCATAAATGGTACTTTAATGTCGGCTTCTGGAGCAATTGGGTTAGTGATTTGACATTGGAACAAAGTTGGACGCGCACCGCCACCGACTAGCTCTGATTTGAACTGGTTGATATTAAATGCCATGTCTATTTTCTCCTTTATCTATTCTTATTTAGTTACGATATCTGACCAACAATTTCGTCAAACTCAATACCACTGCGTGTTGCTACGAATGTCAATTCGATGACATTAATAGAACGTGCTGGTTTGATAAAGATGCTTGCACGGAATTTGTTTTGATCAACAACCTCAGGAGTATTGACTGTACTATCAGAGATAACTCTGAAATCAATAATACCACGTCTGCCTTGAATGTCACGTAAGAACGGATCAACAATGTTTCTAAACTGTGTCTGAGTAAAATCATCGTTAAGTTCAAACAAGAAACTTTCAGCGGCTGTAGCGATTGCCTTTTCAACTGCAATGAACAATCTACGAACGTTAAGGCGATCAAACGCTGATGGCGTACCAAGACCAGTTTTGTCACCGAATAGTACGATGCCTTGACCAGTTTGCGAGATAACAGGGTTCACATCTGAACCATAAAGTGTATCTCTATGTGGTTTGCTTGGGTTGAAAGCTAGTTTGATAACATTCTTGATCACGCCTTTTCTGAAACCAGCAGGAGATTCCCATGGTTCAACTCTAGCGGCAAGACCTGCCATGTCACCGTTCAGTGGTGTCCAACGATATTGATCGTTATATTTGTCGTAGCGATATTTGTACCCACTATCCATGAATGAATAAGATGAGTTCTGAACTTTAGCACGATATGCAAGAACATTAGTCATTTTCGCATTCATTTTAAGTTCATCTACAACTGCTTCTTTAGATGGAGATAGGAAAGCCACACAATCTTTTCTTGTTTCGCAGATATTTGAAACAATATAGTTTGCTCTAGTAGCCATGTCATCACCTTTGCCCTGTAGGACGAAAGAGATGTCAATCTCGTTAGAGTTCTTCAATGTATCCAAAGCAAAACCGATGTGTGCTAGTGTAGCAGTCGTTTCAGTTGTTGCATCTGTACCACCTGTGAATGTTTCGTAACGTGAAACTGAACCAGCAGCCGTACCAACAACTGCCGTATTAGCGATAGCAACCCAAGATGAGAAGTTTTCGATTACAGTTGGATAATAGTTTGTAGCACCTTCTGGCGTAACAGCACCAGCAGTAGTTGAAATATTTTCAAACTTCTCTAGTACAAAACCTTTAGTACCACTAATAGTACCTGTTTTATCGATTACAGCAATGTGTACATTTCCTGCATCTGGTTTTCTACCAAAAGTATTGTTGTACTGCCATTTGCGTACCATAGAAAGTTTATTCAGATCAGTTTCTGCCAATGTGTATTTGTTCGAGAACGTAATATCATAAGCATATGCCGCTACGAATGAAGTGTTAGCATCACCAGGTACTGCTTCTACTTCACCTACAGTTTCTGCAAATGTCGCAACTTTCAATTCTTGGTAACCAACGGATTCGTTACCAATTACTAGAACGTCTCCTGTTGAAATTTCGGCTAATTGTTGTGTGTTAGCCACATCAAACGAGACACTAGCAGAGTTGAACGAAATTGTTTGATCAATTGCGTTGTTTGAAATTTTATTTGTTGGGATAGCACCTGCCGCAAGGACATCATTGCTAAATCCTGTTGAGGAAACCCACGCAACTTCAATCGAGTTGCCAAGAGCGCCTTGGTATTTTGCTTTGAAAGCACCGTATGTTGAGCTTGCCTCAATTACAGCATTATTTCCATCCAAAACCAAGTCATCGCCTACAGCAGTAGCAGAGCCATCATCGGCGCGAACTACGTATAGTGCGTTGGAATAAGATAGAAAGTCAGCCGCAACAAAGAAAGTTTCATATGTTGCATCATTCGGAGCGCCAAATCGGTCTACGAGTTGGTTCTCTGATGAAAGTAGTATCGGCTCATTGGTGGGACCCCATCTGAAAACACCGGCCATAGCGGCTGGTGGAGTCGCGATGGCTGGTACTGCCTGTGAAGCGTCCACTTCTCGAACGATAACGGAAGGACTTACGGAAAAAGCCATATTTTTCTCCTTTATGTATTGAAAACGACGTTATTCTTAGTTTGTAAAATTTGTTAATTCTCTTCTCTTGTTCTATTTATACAAAAGAACATCTTAATATAAAGCCCAACCTGCGCGCTCTTCGTCTTGCCAAACCACATCATCATCATTAGAGCCATCATCAATAAAGCCAAAGGGCAACATTTCTTGTTCAACTTGTTCTTCTGTCTTTTCCCTCAATTTCATAAGTGTATTAATATCTGTTAAGTCTTTAAAATACATCTGATCACTTAGCCAAGCAAAGATAACCAAATTCATTACCAAGTCATCGTGGGAACCCGATTCTGCTTCGTATGAGACGCCTTTCTTTGAGAACCTTGAAAGTTCTTGTATCGTCTCAAAATCTTGTAATATTAATTGATTTTGTTCAATTAACATCTTTAAAATAGAACAACCAACAGCCTTAACACTTTTAGTCGTTCGAATGCCACTATCCACACTTTTACCGAAACCCGCTGAAATGCGTTTGCCTGACCGCCCAGCGCTTTCAGTCGAAAGCATATTTTCATAACCATAGTCCATCAGCAAGGTATCAGATACTTGTTCACCAATATCATTAATCTCAATGAGAACCGCTGATTCGTTATAAAGTTTTCCCATTCTATAGATAACTGCCGAAAAGTCAATAGGCGTTACCATATTATCTCTATAAGTACAAACTTGTTTATAAGGCATAGATGTAATATCGATTATATTAAATGTAGAATAGTCAAGTCCTTTACCACGAGATACGTCACATGTCATAGAATACGTATGTCCTTCAATTGGTGCTTCGTACTGACATATATTGTTTTGTTCAACTATAGGGCGAGATGGTGCTAATTCTTTTAATTTGGCACTATCAATAAGTGTGCCAGAGCTACCCAAGAACTGACAACAATATTCTTGATTGAATTTCTCTTGGTCAAAGTCTAGGGCTTCTAATGTCTCATTCTTCCAAGCTTCATTGCGGCCTGGGACATCATCCCACATAACCTTAACAAACTCGTAACCGTTAGTACCTTCTTCAGCACCCTTACATGTCTTCCAGAAGTGGTTCAGACCATTAGGAGTGGATGTCATTAGTAGCTTTGTAGATTCGCCAGATGAAATTGTAGGATAAACTGATGCGAAGAATTCATCATAGCCTTCAATAAATGCAACCTCATCAAGATACAGGAAGTTAATAGATTTACCACGAATAGCAGATGAAGATGTAGTACCAGCAAGAATTTTACAGCCGTTCTCAAGTTCAATGTTGCCCTTGTTCCATTCACTGACGCCTTGCTGTAGCCATCTAGGAAGTGCTTCATAAGCCAACTTAACCCTAGCCAAAACTTCTCTTGACGCATCACCTTTGTTTGCAAGGATAGCAACAGTTTTAAATTCATTGAATAATACGTAGTGTAGAATAACAGCCGCCGCCGTTGTTGTCTTGCCAGACTGTCTTGCTGTCAAAACTGCAACACGTCTGTTATCACTAATCTTCTGCACAATTTCTTTTTGATAATCATACATCTCAAAAGGTACTAATCCCTTATCAACGTGGATAATCTTAATATAAGTTTTAGCAAAGTACACAGGGTCTTTGGCACACTTCATGAACTCTTGAAGAAGTTCTGGTGTCCACTCTACGTCTTCTGAAACTTTCTTTAAATGTACATTCCCTAGATATCCATCACCCATTCTCATTCTCTTTCAACATTTTTAATAAATCAGCGGTAGAAACAATCAAGTTATTATTAGTAACATTTGTTTGGGCGTTCTCTCTAGGTCCCATGATTTCTTCTTTTGCAAATTTCTTCTTGGTTGACACATCAGCAAAATCTTTGTTGGCGTCAAGTAAGGTCTTCATAAGAGTGGACACAACTTCAAAGCCTCTTGCAGACTCTGATTGTTTGGCAATCTCAAGCATTTCTCGTACTGCTTCGTTACCTATTTCAATGACACCTTCGATATTCTCACGAACTTTGGTGAGGTCTTTAAGGTTTTCATCGTCAATAGGCACTTCATGTTCAATTACCAGAGATGCATCTTCCTCAACTTCAACAGGAAGATGTTCTAATTCTTCTTCCCTAATTTCAGCCAATGGTCTAAGACCAAGGTTTTCGGCTATCTTATCAGTCATATTATTCACTCACTATGGTTTTAATAATACCCCAGTCATCATCGAACTCAATCTGATCGTATGGGATTGAGCCAAAGGTTGGTGGTGATATAGTCACGGTTGGCACTGTTCTATAACCTAGACCAGCATCGGTAACTGTAATAGACGAAACATCACCATTGGATGCAATTACAGCGGTTGCAGTAGCAGTAGTGGCAGTTGGTGCTGACACAGAAATGATTGCGTCAGTAAGATAGAACTTACCTGGATTAGTTATCGTAAGACTGGTAATAGCACCATCGACCAAATTAGGCGTCGCAGAAGCAGTAAAGCTTGCCGCAACGTCATCAGGGGCGTCGAACGTGATTGTTGGTGTATCGCCTGCATAGCCAAGACCACCGTTGGTGACAGTCATAGCAGTGATTTCGCCATCAACGACTGTAGCCGTTGCAACAGGAAGTGTCTTGTCAAAGTTCTGCGTGAAAACATCACCACTGTTAGCTGTTGTGGGCATCGTATAAGATGATCCATCTACGCCAACTAATTGAGCTTGAGTTTCGAATGTAACGTTATCAATAACACCAACAAAGCTTCTGTTAGCCCCATCGAATACTGATTCATTACCTTGCGCATCACCAACTCTATATGTGTGTCCCGGAAGTGCAACATTACCAGCACCACGTGTTCCTGTAGTACCTCTAACGCCATTGACGTTAAGTCTGATGTCTGTACCAGAATGCTCTAGCTCAACATGGTTCCACTGGTTTACTATCACGTTTGTGTCAGAAGTTACGATTGGTTGTGAAGAGTATTGAAATCCAATCTGCCCAGTCGTATTCATGTATATTTTTGTAAATGGTGCGAATAGCAACGAATAGGGATTGCCAGCCGTAAGTTCAGTTGGGTAAATCCAGAACTGCACTTTGTATCCAGTATTAGAACTAAAGAAACCATCAAACGTATGTAGTAAAGTGACGTCTGTTTCAGTTGTATGTGGTAACGCATCGTCACCAAACTTAAACACGGATGCAACAGTTGGTGGTGGACTAATAGTAAATGTTGGTGTGTTGTAGAAATTCCCTGAGTTAGTAACTGCGATTTCAGTGATCGAGTCACCGACAACAGTAACCGTACCAGCAGCGGTCTGTGGTGTCGCGTCTGGGACGCTGAAGCTGACTGTGGGAGGCGTAGAGAAGTAACCACCACCGTTTAGAATGTTGATAGCAGTGACGGAGCCACTTGTCATCGTTGCTGTGAGTGAGGCGTTCGCTGTATCTGGTGCGGCAATAGTAACCGTAGTGTTGGCGTTATACTTTTCACCGTTGACTAGCACGTCAATAGATGATACAGAGCCGTTCGAAAGAACTGCCCTTGCAGTGGCTTGCTGGCCTTCTGATGAGATGGGTTGACCGTTTGCGCTGAGGCCAGGTCTTACATCTACACCCTCTACAAATGGAGCGTTGGTGGCTGTGCCGTTATACATATCCACGTCAACAAACTTAATTACCTTTTTAGTCTTTTGAGGTCCAAAATAGTGACCTTTAAGTGTGAAGGTTAGTGTGTATAGAATTGACTGTCTTTCTTCGAAAGTACCCTCATACAAGTCTTCAGTTGTCACGCTGTTCAAGATAACTGGAATGTCAACAGGTTCGTGATCTGGTATCATCTTAGCTGTTACAGTCCAATCAGGCGTAAAGAACGGAAGGATTTGCTCCATGATCTTAGTAGCGTCTTCAGCGTACTTCGTCATGATGTACAGCGAGAAGTCAATGTTATACGGAACCCCAGTATACATAAATTCTCTTTGATTGGTATTATCGTCGGCTGTTGGCTTCAACTGTTTGCGTGTCGTAGCTAATTTTCTTTGGGGATCATATGTAATATTATTAATCTCGAAAGACATTCTTGGGAGCGTCATCGCTGGGCGAGTGCTGTTAATAAGATCAGGATCAGCCGCTACTCTCGCTAAAATCTTTTGAAATGGGGCATATGACAATGGAACAATCATTTCTTGTTGCAAAGACCCAGCATTATTGGTTCTCTGAATCTTTATTTGATTGAAGAGTGTGCCGAATATCGCAACATACTTTCTAGTAGTCGAATTGTAAAAATAATTTGCAATTGCCATGTTTATAAATCCTGTATGCTAATATTTTCACTGAATGGGTCCATTTCGGAGAAATCCAAAATATCATCAGCTTGTGTTTCGAATGCCAAGTTGTCAGCAAGAGGATCAACAGCGGTCAACGCTGTAAGTGTATTTACCGTATTAGCCGTAGTATCAATATCATCAAAGAAGTGGTCAATCTCATAAATGCCTGTGTCGAATTGCTCACCAGAGAATTCCATAAGTTCACAACGCATATCATAAACCTGTAGCGCACCACTTTGATAAAACACACTCTCATGTTCTACGTGTTGGATTTTGTAAAGCTTATTATTGAGAGGCAAGAAGATAACTTCGCCAGCAATAGGTCTTAGCCTAGTATCGTCCTCACGTGTCACGAACCTTTCAAAGGTTCTAATGGCAACGGAGAATGTGATGGAGTCACGGATTTGAAGACCAAACTTACTTAAGAAATCGCCTTCACCTTCAAACCCATCTACGTTTTTAATATAAACTTCGAAATCGTAATATGCATCGAATGTAGGAATATCATCCTCATTCAACAAACTGTCGATGTTTGCATTTGATCTTGTAACGAATTTAACATCAACGCCATAGATTTGGATCGACTCAATAACTAAATCATCGATTAAGTTCTGTTCGTAACTGTTGTCAATATTTCTGAAATATGCGTTGGTTGCCATATCTTATCCAATAAAGTTATAGGTCAAAGGTTGCAATGATCGAATTGCCTCTTCTTCCATACGTTCGCGGTCAGCCCTAGCCTCTGCAAGAATTTGCTCACCATTAAACTGCACACCACCAACTAATTGCATCTGGGTAAACTTAGTGAGGTTTAGACCCCATTGTTCACGAACAAGGACAGCGGCATAATTCTGAAG